AACGACCAAATAAAAAAATTAGTAGTTTCATTAGAACCAAATAAAAAAAATGACAAAAACTACAAAAAAGATAAAACAGTAAAAACTCAAAAAGAAAAACAAAAGCGACAAATAACTAGTACAACAAAGTGGAAGTTCAATGAAAATGATTTGGAATACAATAATCAAATGAAATTGTTAAAAGAATTACAAGAAAATAATATAGTAAATAGAGAACCCTGTAATTTTATTATAAGCCAAATAAATAATAAAATATATAGTTATCGTTCTCAAGATATGGAAAAAAACAAATTATGCGAAGAAAAATTAATAAATTTACAAAATGTTCTCGATTTAATGATAGAATGTGAGAACAAATGTTTTTATTGTAAAGAAAATGTTAATGTTCTCTATGAATATGTTAGAGAACCCAAACAATGGACATTGGAACGTTTGGATAACAAATATGGACATAATACAGATAATGTAGTCATTGCGTGTTTGTCTTGTAATTTACGCAGAAAAACAATGTATTACGAACGATTTGTTTTTACAAAGCAATTACATATTATCAAAAAATAATCAAAATTAAAAAACATATATAAATAGTCAATAATGTATATTATATTATTACAACAAGGTTCTCAATATGTCTCTGCATATTCATGAAAATATATACCAAAAATTAAATTATTTTTATGAACAACAAAAAGTCCCTCATATTATATTTCACGGTTCTTCTGGATGTGGTAAGAGAACAATTGTAGATAATTTTTTGAAAAAGATATATCAAAATGATAGCAAAAAGATGAAAACTAACATAATGTTTGTCAATTGTGCTCACGGTAAAGGTGGAATAAAATTTATAAGAGACGATTTGAAGTTTTTCGCAAAGACGAATATTCATTCAAATTCGGGGGTTCTCTTCAAAACAATTGTATTATTAAATGCGGATAAATTAACTATTGATGCTCAAAGTGCTTTGCGACGATGTATAGAGTTATTTAGTTCAAATACACGATTTTTTATCATAGTTGAGAACAAACATAAATTATTGAACCCCATTTTATCGCGATTTTGTGAAATTTATGTTCCAGAATATATAGAAGATGGTAAAGTTATCAATTTACATCAATTGAATATGAATAAAGAAATACATTTTCATAATAAAATAATAGATAAACAATTATGGATTACCAATAAAATCGATTTTTTATTTGAAACCCCCACATTAGCAGGTGATTTTACTGATAATGAAGATATAAATACTGAATTTCAAATTCGAAAAGGTGTAAAATTATTAGAATTATCTGTTGAATTTTATGAAAATGGATTATCTTGTTTGGATTTAATAATTTGGATTGAAAATACAGATAAAATATCAGGTAAACATAAAACCGAATTAATAATGTTATTTGATAAAATAAAACCAGAATATAGATGTGAAAAATTATTATTATTGTATTTATTTGATTCGTTGAAAAACATATTAAAAAATAATGGATAAATATTATATTGTATATTGAAATGGACGATTTTGTAATATCAAATCTACACGAATCCCGAAATGAATGGTCGGCAAGATTAGTTAGTATTTTTACACCATTGGTTATAGAAGGGATTAAATCAATATTTAACGAATCGTGGAAATTATGTTTGGATAATGATGAAGCAAGTAAATATTTAATGACATTTCAAAATTTATTAGCCAGAATTCCTAAGTGGAATTCAGTTATTATTGAAGAAGAACGAAAACGAATAATAGAAAGAAGTGGATGTAACTATTTAGAAGATTTAATTACATGTGTTCATATCATTCAATTAAAAGTTCTCACTTGCATTCGTGTTGGTAATAAACAAAAGAAGATTGATATATCTATACCCAAATTAGACCACTTTATTCATAAAGTCTATATTAATACAGCAAGAAAGGTATATATGAATGTTTATTTATTTGAAAAGAATATTTCACCATTACAAATACAGAAAAATCATCGTGAGTTAGAAACAATAGTCGAACAATGTATTTTGAATGCTATTCGTGAAAGTATACCAACCGAAGCAATTATTCGTGCTTATATGGACGAAACAACTGAACAAGAAGAAGAAGTTATTATTGAAAAAATCGAAGAACCAGATGAACAACCAAGTGTAACACAAAATGTACAAAATAATAACGATTTTGAAGATGTATCAAGTAACAATGAAGATGTAATTAGAAAAGAAGAAGATTTACCATCGGTTGTTCCGTCTATTCAAAATATAAATAATGATGAAGTTATAACCAGACTTTCGTTTAATGATATAGATAGAGTTATGAATGAGGATAATAGTATTAAGAATATTAATGCACCAAAAACAATTGAACGATTAGAAGAAATTAGCACATCAAGAGCATTACAGCGCCGTTTGGAAGAAGAATCAAGCGAAGATGACGATGATGACCGTATAAGAATACATACAGATACAATTGATTTATCGGGATTTGATGTATTAGATAATGATAAAAATAATTATGTATCCCACGATATTACATTAGATGATATTGAAGAATTGATGTAATTTTTATTGTATAATTCGTTATAATAATTATATAATTATTTATTGATTTAGTATACACCTATGGAAAAAGCGTTTGTCATTTCTACACTTATAACATTTTTATTTTGTTTATTTAAATTCATTGAAATGAAGTATTTAGATAAAGATTTTAAGCCATTGAAAATAATAGTAAGGGATGCAATATATGTATTTATATGTTCTCTTTGTGCTACATTTATTTATTTTACAATGGATGGTAATATATGTGATTTTTTAAATGTGTTAACTGATACAAAAACATTGAATACTGGTGCTACTCAAATTTTTACAGACGAACCGGGCTTTTAGAAGATACATAATGTGCAAAAATGTAAAATTAAATTTAATTACAAATAACTACATTTGTAATTAATAATTTAGATTATTAATTTTCTTAGAATTAATATTATTTTTATATAATATAAAATGTTTACGGATTGGCAAAGTGCTTACAAAAAAGTTCCTACGATAAACATTACTCCAGAAACAAATCAAGCTCCTATCGTGAATGTAACCAAGGTAACCAAAGCTATTTATGTAACATCCACCACTAATATTTTTTCAACAGCCGTTGAAGTTCAATCCGAATTTGCGGTTTTAGGTGATAGTTCATTAAATAATAGACTATTTGTAGGAAAAGATGCAAGTTTTGCAGGTGCGTTTTATGTAGCAAAAGATGCATCCTTCAATTCAAGACTATTTTTGAATAAAGATGCTTCGTTCAATGGTAGTCTATTTATTAATAATGGTTCTATTTTGAATGGTGATGTTTCGTTGAATAGTCGTTTATATGTAAGAGGTAACTCATTACTCGGAGCGTCTCTCGTTGTATCTGGTGATATTTCATTAAATGGAATATTAAATCTTGGAAAAGATATTTCATTGAATGGTAACTTAAATGTTCGTAATATTTCAAGACTTAATGGTGATGTTTCAATGAATTCCAAATTGTTTGTAGGCGGGGATGCTTCAATGAATGCTAAATTGTTTGTTAACGGTGATGTTTCAATGAATTCCAAATTGTTTGTAGGAGGCGATGTTTCTATGAATGGTAATAGTGCTATTAGCGGTAAATCAACACAAAATGGCGATGTATCTATGAATGCCAAATTATTTGTAGGAAGAGATGTATCCATGAATGCCAAATTATTTGTTGTAGGAGATGTATCTATGGATAATAAATTATTTTTAGGTGGTGATGCTTCGTTCAATGGAAGTTTATATACTAAAGTTAAATCAACACATAATGGCGATGTTTCTATGAATAGTTGCTTATTTGTAGGTGGCGATGTTTCAATGAATTCGAAATTGTTTGTAATAAACGATGTTTCATTAAACTCCAAATTATCTGTTGGTGGCGTTTCCAATTTCAACGGAACTGTAACAATTGTTGGAAAAACCATTAATTTGAATGATGTTTCAATGAATGCAAATTTATCAATAGGTGGTAGAGCAAATATAGTTACAGGTTTAAATGTAGTTGGTAATACCGTTTTAAATATATTGAATGTCTTGGGCGATACATCATTAAATAACAGATTATATTTGGACGGTAAGTCAATATTAGGAGGTGATGTTTCTATGAATTCTCGTTTATATGTTGGCAGTAATGGTATTTTTAATAGTGGTTTATTATTATCAGGTGATGCCAGTTTTAATTCTTCATTATCTGTCGGTGGTAATGGTAAAATAAATGGAAATATGATTGTAGGTGGTAAAACTTCCATTGGTGGAGATGTTTCAATGAATGCCAAATTAGTTGTAGGAGACGATGTGTCTATGAATGACAAGTTATCAGTTGGAGGCGATAGTTCGTTCAATGGTAATTTCTATGTATTTGGAAGATCTGTTCAAAATGGCGACGTTTCAATGAATGCGCGACTAACTGTTGGTAACGCTGTAGTAATGAAAGATAAATTAAGTATTACAGGGGATGTTTCAATGAATTCCAAATTGGCAGTAGGTGGTGATGCAAATGTAAACGGCAATGTAAGATTTTTAAGCAACCAAACACAATTCGGTGATGTATCCATGAATTCGAAATTAACTGTAGGAGGAGATGTATCCATGAATTCGAAACTATTTATTAAAAATGATGTATCCATGAATGCCAAATTATTTGTTGTAGGAGATGTATCAATGAATTCAAAATTATTTTTAGGCGGAGATGTATCGTTAAATAGTAATGTTTTTATTGGTAGAGAACAAATTGTATTAGGTGATGTTTCATTGAACTCGGAATTATATGTAAAAAAAGCAGCAACATTCGATGGTAACCTTATATTAACTGGTGATGCAAGTATGAACGCTGGTTTATCCATTGCAAGTGATGCTTCATTCTGGGGTAAAATGTATGTGAATGGCAAATCAAAATTAGTAGGAGATGTTGAAATGGGAACAAGATTGATTATCCAAGGTAATATTGCGACTTCATCGTGCGTACTCGCAGTTGGTGATATTTCAACAAACACGAATTTATATGCTGGCGGTAATGGTAAAATAAATGGCACATTAACAGTCGGCGGTACATTCAATCAAACTGGAAGTGTTAATATTGGTGCCATGCTAACTGTGGGTGGAAATGTAACAATGAATTCAGGATTAGTTGTTGCTGCTGATGTAAGTATGAACAATCGCTTATTTGTATCTAACGATGTTTCGTTCAATAATGATTTGTTCGTAGGTGATAAAGCAACTATTCGCGGAACATTAACCGTTACAGGTTCAACAACAACAAATAGTGATGTTTTGATGAATAATAAATTACGCGTTACAAACGATGTATCGATGAATTCCAAATTATCTGTCACAAACGATGTATCATTGAATTCCAACTTATCAGTAGCTAAAGATACTAACATTAACGGAAATGTTATAATTACTTCTACTACTCCTTCTATTAATACAACAACCGGTGCAGTTATAATCACTGGCGGTTTAGGTGTTACAGGAAATGTCAATTTAAGAAATGCATATGGTTTAGTTTTCAGCACAACGTCGGATTATCGTATTAAAAGTAATGTCGTTGATTTGGGGGATAATTATACTGTTGATAATTTACGTCCTGTAAGTTATCGCAATACATTAAGAAATGCTGATGAAATGGGTTTCTTAGCCCACGAAGTTCAAGCAATATATCCATACTTAGTAAATGGAAATAAAGATGATGCCCAATATCAATCACTTAACTATACTGGGTTAATTGCGTTATTGGTAAAAGAAATTCAAGACTTGAAGAAAGAAGTGGCAATATTAAAAAATAAATAAATATTGTTATTATTCCTTTGCACGAGTGAGCAGAGGTGTATAATGACGGACATATAATACAATTTACATAATTATATTATATTACATAATTCGATAACAAAATGTTCATATGTAAAACTAAAAACACTATACATAAATAAATTAAAGATAAATTTATGAATATACATAATATGTCAAAAGAAAAATCAAACTCATCCAAAGATACACCCAAAGATACACCCAAAGATACACCCAAAGATACATTAGGACAAATTGAAGATTTCAAACAAATTGGAATTACATATTTGGAACAATTAAATGAGAACCAATTATCAGAAATAATAAAAGTAACAAATGAATACTACTATAATACACAAACGCCTTTATTGACCGATAATGAATATGATATTATAAAGGAATATACAGAAAGAAAATATCCAAAAAATACAGCAATAGCACAAATAGGAGCACCTGTAGGAAAGAATAAAGTTAAGTTACCGTATGAAATGGCATCTATGGATAAAATAAAACCTGATTCAAACGCATTAGCAAATTGGATGAAAAAATACAATGGACAATACGTTATATCTTGTAAATTAGATGGCGTAAGTGGTTTATATAGTACAGAAGGGAATGAACCAAAATTATATACACGAGGAGATGGAACAATCGGTCAAGACATTAGTCATTTATTATCTGTATTCAATTTACCAAAAGAAAAAGATATTGTAGTTCGTGGTGAATTTATTATACATAAGAATGTATTTGAAACAAAATATAAAAACGAATTTTCAAATCCAAGAAATTTAGTAGCTGGTATTATTAATTCCAAATGTGTTGACAAGAAAACAAAAGATTTACATTTTGTAACATATGAAGTGATAAAACCGGCTTTAACTCCAAGTCAACAAATGAATAAATTAAAAGATTTAAAACACGAAGTAGTAAGAAATAAAACAGTCAATCAATTAACGAATGATACTTTATCACAACTGTTAATTGAATGGCGTAAAAATTACGAATATGAAATTGATGGTATCATTGTAAGCGATGATAAAATATATCCCCGTAAATCCGGTAATCCAGACCACGCATTCGCATTTAAAATGGTTTTATCGGAACAAATGGCCGAAGCAAAGGTAGTGGATGTAATATGGTCACCAAGTAAAAATGGTTATTTGAAACCTCGTGTTAGAATTGAACCAGTAAATTTAAGTGGTGTAAATATTGAATATGCAACTGGTTTCAACGGTAAATTTATTGAAGATAATAAAATCGGTATTGGTGCAATTATTCAAATAATACGAAGTGGAGATGTTATACCACATATTAAATCGGTTACTACTCCAGCAGAACAACCGAAAATGCCACTGGTTCCTTATAAATGGACAGATACAAAAGTAGATATAGTATTAGAAAATGTATTGGAAGATATTACTGTTCGAGAAAAAAATATTACTGCTTTCTTTGTAGGATTAGAAGTTGATGGACTGTCGAGTGGAAATGTAAAGCGAATGATGAACGCTGGTTATGATACTATACCCAAAATATTACAAATGTCAAAAACTGATTTTGAAGTGGTAGAAGGTTTCAAAGAAAAAATGATTGACAAAATATACAATGGAATAAAAGAAAAAATAGCAAGCGCTTCTTTATTAAATATAATGGTAGCATCTAATTTATTAGGACGTGGATTAGGTGAGCGTAAAATTAAACCCATATTAGAAGCATTCCCTACTATATTAACAAGTAAAGATAGTGATGAAAAAAAAATAGAAATGTTGAAAAGTATAAAGGGCATTGGTAAAGAAAATGCGGATAGTTTTGTAAAAAATATTCCTTTATTTATGGAATTTGTAAAAGAATGTAATTTGGAAGGTAAATTGCAGCAAAAAGATGTAATAAGTAATACTCTGCGTAGTGCGGATACAACCGATACAAAAGAACCAAAAGAATTGATTGAAATTGATAAAACAAATCCATTATATGGAAAAAAAATCGTAATGTCAAAAATAAGAGATAAAGAAATTATAGAATTTCTACACACAAAAGGTTCTGAATTAGATGATAATATTAGAAAAGACACTTTTGTATTGATTATAAAGTCAAAAGAAGATGTTTCCAATAAAACAAAATATGCGAGAGAACATAATATACCAATTTTGACACCAAGTGAATTCAAAGATAAATATATGTAATCGATATATGTAATTACTATTTCTAACATATAATAAAAAAATTGTATAAATATTTTTTATTATATTATTGTATTCTATGCAGAAATATATTAGTAAATTACCAGAACATATTATCGATTATATTATACCATATACGTATCGATTACAAAATAAACTACTATTAGAGGATATACAAAATTATACAAAAACAAAAGATAGAATTTTACAACTATATTATGATTTATGGATAAATTATATGGATGATGTAGAACCTGAAGATAAATATTGGATTATAAATGATATTATAGCTTATGTCAATGAAGATAGAGCAACTATGTGTGGATATGTAAATAATTTTTATACAGTATTTCTTCGTAATTTATCATTAAAAACAAACGGAGATGTTCTAAACTATATAGAAAACTTAGAGCTACTCTCTGTAAATACACAAATCAATATATTATGGGGATTATTATTACCAAACGAAAGGGAAGATATAATTAATGATTTTATAGGGCGAAACGGATATTTCATTGAAGAATAGTATATTAGTTCTAACTATACAATGCTTTTGTCATCAATTCAAACCATTCTTCATCAAAATAATATTTTGTAAAAAAACTCATATCTTGGGCATAACGAAATTTATTATATTTCTCGTGTTTAGTTCTCAAATATAATATATCAATGGGTTTTCGAATGAATTTTTTGAAATATATTTTGAAATATCGTTTCAGTATTTGGTTAACAGTACTATTGAATTCAGTATTATCATATATATTTCCATATAACATTGCTTTACTCAAATATTCATCATAATGAGTTAAATGTGTTGATTTATGTTTTGATAATTCGGGGTAGAACTTTTTTATGTCCATTAACGGTTGAATATAATTATCAATATATTTGGTATTGTTATACATTTCCACCAGATTAGTAAAACACAGTGAAGCATTTGAATTGAATTTAACCAAGTCAATTGTAAAAATTGGACATTCATAATCATAACTTGGATACCAAATCGAATTGAACATCTGTTGGTCATTTGATTTGAAATATGTTAAGCGTACTTTTCGGAATTGATGATTACTAAAGCAGAAATTTTGTATCGTAGCATTTTTTATAGGTGATGTGTTCGTTTCGTAATACGAATACATTCTTTCTTGTGTAAAATTATATTGTTCAAAATAATTCAAGTGTAATTTTGACGTTTCCTGAAATATATAATCATTTGTATTGAATTGAAAATTACTATTTGTTAAAAATCGTAAAGCGTTGAATAAACTCAATAATGATAACGTAAATATCATTCGTTATTATTATTTATTATTAAATTTTTATATATTTTATATTTGTATTGTATTTCATATTGGTAAAGCATATACAGGTAGTCTATCAATATCCATTGTATCATTATATTCGGTTGAATTTGCAATGTTCTCAATTTCGTGTTTAGATAATTCGTACATTTTAAATAATTCATTATTTAATTGTTCTTGGGGAGTATGATTATGAACAGTTCTGGCAATCATTTTGTATAATTTAAAGTTGGGATATCGTTCATCGCCATTTTTCTTATATAATACATTTTTTCCATTATCATCTTTACACCATCTCAATATGGTTTTTTGGAAAAAATCCAAGTCGTCTTCTTTATCATCAATATCAATAATAAAATCGTAAATGGATGTTCCAAGGCGACATAAATCAAAACTATAATTCGGGTCAAGACGTGGCTTATTCTCATTCATATATGGTTCGCAATTATATTGTGTATGTCCATCACCGCATGGTGCAAAACTATCGCTACAATATTGATTACCTTGAAATTTATAAATTGCTCTACCAAAGTCTATAATTTTAAAGATTTTACCAAAAGTTGGAACTTTGTATATTTTATTATTGAACTTATAATATAAAAATTCTTTGGTTGTTCTCATATACATTATATTATTAGTATGAAGGTCATTATGAGTAAAATGAAATACTTTTTGATATGTTAATAAAGTCATTATAATTTGCATCATAGCACTTGTTCCGTTCTCGTGCGTTATCAAATCATTTTCAAATAATTCATCTAATGTTCCTTCGCATTTTTCAAGACAAATCATTTGAATAGGAAAATCATTTATGTATGAAAATAATTGTGTATCTTCACTATATTCTGTTTCGGTTGTTTCACTATCTTCGTCATTAGTATTATCATCTGTGCTATCATCTGTACTATCATCATCGTCGCCAGTAGTATCATCATTACTATCATCTTCTGTATTATCACTATCACTATCATCATCGTCAGTGCTATAATTTGCTTCACTATTATTTGATGAATTACTACTGGAAGAACTTGATGATGATTTGGTTTCATTGTTTAGTTCTTTTTCGTAAACAGTTTCAAAGTTGTTTTTATTGTCATTGTTATCATTGTTATCATTGTTATCATTGTTATCATTGTTATCATTGTTATCATTGTTATCGATATTATATTCGTTCTCAATAGGTTCATTCAAATCAGTTACTTCATTATCACATAAAGAAATACAAGAAATATTCAATTTATTTTGTGTGTTAGAAATATTCAATTTATTTTTATTACCACGAGAACCGAAATTATTATAATCAGTTTGAATATTTATAGGAGTTGAAAAATAATTACCCAAATTATGATTAAAGAATGTAGAGCTTTTTAAATAATCTAAATCGTCTGCTATATTCATTCTAAATTTTTCTTGAACACCTAAAAATGAACCAAAATAATCCAAACCGTGAACAAAATTATGATTATTTAATAGTATACTTGATAAAAAACTAAAAAAACTATCAACATAAGCACTATTATTTTTATCTAATAATTTTGGAATACAATCGTCAGTTGTTGTGGTTATAGTAGGCATGGTTCGTATTTTATCATCTTTTATATCATATTTTCCAATCATATATCGTATTGGGTCAAGCAATGGCCCGAATTTTATAAAAACAGGTTTTTCAATGGTTTCTTTCGTTTCAAAATCATATACACTATTTAAATTCTTAATATGATATTTACTATTTAGTGTAATTTGATTGAAATTTTTATCATTTAAAGCAAAAAAATCGTTATAAATAGGATTATAATTTTGTAATTTTGTAATTTTAAATGGGTTATAGTCATTATCTAAATGGTCTGTAGAATTATTTTCATAAGTTTCTTCTAAACATTCTAAATTGATTGGATTGATTTTATGATAATGGATTGTAAATTTAGCATTTTCTAAATTGGACATTCAATAATATCTATATGGTATGATTTAATATTTAAAATATCGTTTTTAAACTTATTTTATTTAGAGCTTGTTTATAAGTTCAATATCATAAAATAAAAAAATTCTATATAATAATATTATCAATGACTTTAGAATTAAAAAAATTCGATATGCGGTCTATTACATTTAAACCCGATGAAAATAAAGGGCCGGTAATAGTTATGATAGGACGACGTGATACAGGTAAATCATATTTGGTTCGTGATTTATTATTTTATCATCAAGATATTCCTATTGGAACTGTTATTTCAGGGACAGAGGCGGGCAATGGGTTTTATGCTGCCCACGTTCCTAAACTGTTTATTCACGATGAATATAATACTGTATTGATTGAGAACATTTTAAGACGACAAAAAGCTGTTTTAAAACAAGTAAATAAAGAAATAGAAACATATCGTAGATCCACTATTGACCCTCGAGCATTTGTTATATTAGATGATTGTTTATATGACCAATCGTGGACACGCGATAAAATGATGAGGTTGCTTTTTATGAACGGTAGACATTGGAAGGTTATGTTAATTATTACTATGCAATATCCACTTGGTATTCCACCCAATCTTCGTACAAATATTGATTATGTTTTTATTTTAAGAGAGCCTTATATGACAAATCGTAAACGTATTTGGGAAAATTATGCGAGTATGTTTCCTACAATGGAATCATTTAGTGCTGTTATGGACCAAACCACTGAGAATTATGAATGTTTAGTAATTAATAACAATGCAAAATCGAATAAATTGAACGACCAAATATTTTGGTATAAAGCAGAAGGTCACCCCGATTTTAGGTTAGGTTCAAAAGAGTTTTGGGAAATTTCAAAAGGAATGGGTTCGGATGATGAAGATGATGCTTATGATCCAAGTAAATCGAAAAAGAAAACTGGACAAAATATCAATGTTAAAAAAACGAAATGGTAGAATGGATAAGCAATGAATCAATGAATCAATGAATCAATGAATCAATGAATCAATGAAGCAATGAAAAAAAGTATTATACCATTGCACATTTCAACTGCGTAAACCTCTACACCGCTCACTCATACCTGCCCACAAAGTTGTTGTTTTGAATCTACAAACATGTATAGATAATACTCTTTTTATTTTTTATTTATACAGCAATACATATAGTTTATCGAATAAATGATAATATGTTAAAACTTACATCGTAATTCAATTGGGTTGATAACTTATATGTTACACGTGATAATGCTTCGTTATATTTATAAATAGATTCATTGTATTTATAAATATATTTTATTAAATTTAATATTGGTTTTTTTATAATTTTTTCAACTTTTTTATTATTTGAATTGTCTAGCAATATTTCATTTCCTTTTTTCGTAATTTGCGTAAATAGTATTTTTATTGTTTCTTCATTACAAAATTTATGGAATAATCGAATATTTTGTAGTATCAAACTATATACATTACTAATTTTTGTTGCTCTTTCTATCTCACTTAGTTGAGAACGTGTATCATAGTGTTTGAATAACTTAGTTATTTCTCTTATTTCATCCAAAACAGCTTTATATTTTGTTTCTTCTTTCTCTCTTATTCTCTCACTGTAACGTGTTGTTTTCTCATAGTATCGTAGTTGCATTTTCATTTTCATTTTCGTATTCTTATAATATTATATTGAATATTATAATTGAAAAGGATTTCAATTTTTTCATACGTTATTGTAATGGATTATATCCATATGCAACTTCCAAACCAAAATGTGATAGCCCGTGAATACCAATGGCAATAGAAAATAATAGATAAATTATAAGCATTTTATAATAATCGTCACTTTTACGACTTCCATATTGAAGTAATAGAATAAACGCAAACAATAAAAATAACCCATTTAATACGTGAGCATATAATGATGGTCGAAGTAAAATATTATAATTATACATAACTATAATATGTTATAAGAAAAAAGAAAAAACAAACAGATAATTACAACCATTTTATACAACAACATAATATACATTTTTCAGTAGTATATAATTGTTGTGTTCTCGAACATTCATAACAAATAATATGATCACAATTTAAATGTATTATATTTATTTTGAATTCACGACATAATTGACAAAACCTACTTATATGTTTTTTATCCATTTATACAATAATAATAAATTTATTATAATTACTAAACAAACTGGCTGCATAATATATAATAATTACAATTGTAAATAATAATATACAATAAAGTGGTTAGAAAATATTATTCTTCCAAATTATATGTTCCGATAATTATTTCATTATCAATAAAATCATTATTTACATTTATCAAATCTTCATCGCTTGTATATTGTGTATCATTACCATCATCATCATCATCGTCATCATAATCATCTTCGCTATCAGTATCTTCGTCGATTAATGTCAAATGATTATTCATAAAATCATTATCGTATTTATTAATATAAGGTATATGCACATCATTGATTTTATTAATATATTTTTTATTTTTATTTATACTCAATTGATTTTGCACTATTACTTTTCTTCCAAATCTGGGGTTGTATCTTGCAAATTGTTTCAATCCCATATTCAATAAATGCTCATAATGAATTTTTTTATTACTTTCGGTTGAATATATGGCGTGTAAATATAAATTCAAATAAGGTTTCATAATCTTTATCAAAGTATTTGTTTGAAACTCTTTATGAATTTTTATATTATTAGTATAATAAGTATATCTTAACATTTGCAATATTTTACGTCTTAATTCTTGTTCGGTTGAGTTATTTATATAATTTACTATACTATATTCGCGTATATTATCTTCATTTTCTAATTTGAATTTACTCAAACTAAAATTGGCCATAAAAAAATTATGAAATAAAGTTGGAATTATAATATTAGTCGATTTCATAAAAAAATATATGTTATATAATTCGGATTTATTAAATGGCATATTATTATAAGGATTTTTACAAATTAAAGGACTTGAAAAAAAGTAATCTGTATGACCCAATGATGAATTGATGAGATTTACCAAATCAGTAATTGTAAATAAATATTTTTTATTATTTTGAAATAGAACAAAGATATTTTTATCGTAAATGTTAATCGGATTTAAAAAAATATCTGTGTTTATTTGGATTTCAGCCTTTCTATATCTATAATGACGTAACGTTCGCTTAATAATAAAATATTTTCGCTGTACTTTCATAAAAATATTTAAAAACAATTCTTTGGTTTCTTTATTAAAAAAATCATTGAAGATTATAAAACGAAGATAATTATATTTAACTATCGGCGTTAAAGACAATGTTTCTGCACTTGTAATAAACGTATAGAATAAATTTTTTAACATATTATTATTAGCTTCATTTGTTATCTCGAAATTATTAATGTGTTCATAAAAATTACAAACGCTTTCTATATCGTTATTGTTTACTATGAATATTATTTTATTTACATTAATTAATGATTGTATTAAATAATTGAACAAATGCATTAAATATATAAACATTTTTAATTTTATATATTTTTATATTTTATTATATTTAGGTTTTACTTATTAAGCATCTAATGACAACTCTTTTTCCTTTTCTGTAGCATTTTTGAATAACATTTCGTTATGGAGTTTCACACTTTCTGGGTCTGCTACTTCACGAGCATCAAAATCGACTGTTTCTTTAACACCAATTAAGTTGCCTTCGTCATCTAATGTTTGTGTTAACACATTACCGGATTTCTCTGCTAATTTAATGTTTTCTTCAATTGCCTTTTTCTTGGTTTCTTTAATGCGACGTTCGAATTCTTGTTTTGCTTTTTCTTCGTTCTTAACCTTTTCTTGGTGTAATTGGTTTAATTCATCTTCCATAAATTCTACGCGACCAGTCTTATAAGCATCTGGATCCCAAGGTATCCACATACCTACTGGGCCGACATAAATATCGTGATTAGGGTCATATTCACGAAGTTTTTTACACTTTATTTCAGCCTCTTCTTGTGTAGGGAAAACACCGCGAATTTTTAAACCACGAACTGATGTTTGAAATGAATTATCGCGGTTAAATTGCTCATTCAGTTTATCTTCTTGTTTATCTAAGAAATTTTTATAATCATCTTCAACCGAATTTTCTTTTAACTTATCGCCTTCTTCTTTAGAGAAATCATTTAAATCATTTAATACATCTTCAATACTAAGATTGTATTTATATGAAATAAAATGCAAGAAATCATTGAATTTAGTTAAAGATTTAGTAAAATCCCATTGTTTTACAAATTGGTCGAATAAAAATACTTCACGCTTCTTTAGTATTTTTTCAGGAGAAATAAATGACATACACGCGAATTTTTGACCAGCGATTGGTTGGTCTTCATCACATAAATCGATATATTTAGGATTTGGTTGCCCATTTTCAAGTATTTTTCTTTCAAACCCAGACATTTTTATAAATTATATAAGAAATATTATTTAAGTGATTTAGTTATAATTATATATTTTTTATTATATTTTATTATTTAGGGTGTTTTTTTTTATTATTCTATTATATATCATTTAAAATGAACGGTATGATTGATTTCCCTGAACTCGTCAAGAGAATTATTAAGTATTTAGTTCTCGGTCTTTGTATTGCAGTTGTAGCCATTGTTATCCCAAAGAAATCCCTTAATGTTGAAGAAATTATTATTCTTGCTCTTGCTGCTGCTGCTACTTTCAGTATCCTTGATACATTCTTACCATCCATTGGTGAAAGTGCCAAAATGGGTATTGGTCTATCCGTAGGTTCTGCTCTTGGTGGTGGTATCAGAACTTTAGCAATGTAAATTTGATACTATAATTCTATAAAATTTTTTATTATAATATAAAATTTTATTTTTCTATTTTTACAAATAAATTCCATCAAAACAACTGGTTTCGTATTCTGTTATATTTGGTTCTAATGAAGAACACGCGTTTATAATATCGCACAAATCGTTATATATTACTTGTTCAATACCAAGAACTCTGGCAATTTCGCATTCTGTCTTATTAAATGCAATTAAATCTTCACTTTTTTGAATATCAATTCCATATTTATTTGAATATCGAATAGGTGGTGCAATACTACCAAAATATATCTTATTTACACCCGCTTCTTTCGCTAATTTTATTAATTGTAAAGAAGTATTACCGCGAACGATAGAATCGTCTATTATTAGCACATTTTTACCATAAAATTCTTTTTTTATTGTATTTAATTTCATTCTAATGTTATTTACTCGAGTTTCTTGGTTAGGCATTATGAATGTCCGTGATATATAGTTATTTTTTATAAATCCTTCATAATATGGTTTATTTAATACTTGTGATATTCTTAACGCATATATTCGTGATGTTTCTGGCACTGGCATTACTACATCAATATCATTTATTATATTGGGAAACTGGTTCATGATTTTATTTGCCAATGCTTCGCCCATATTTAATCTTGCGTCATACACTAAGATATTATTCATTGTACTATCAGGTCGAGCAAAATATATGTATTCAAATATACAGGGTTTGACTTTTGGATTTGTAGCAACAAGCTGTTTTTCTATATTTTCTTGACGAAATATAATACATTCACCCGGGTTAACATCGTTTATTGGGGTTTTATTAGTAAGTATAGCATCTATTGCTGAACTTTCTGATGCAATGATATAATCATCGTTTGAGTTAGAATAACATAATGGACGAATTCCGTATTTATCACGAAATACGATTAAACCTACTGTATTCAACATAATAATCACAGAAAAACTACCTTTACATATTTCCATTATTTGTTTTACTGTATCAAAAATATCTTCATTATTAATAATCTCTTTTTTGGGTAATAATCCTGCAAATAAATTTAATAATAACTCGGAGTCCGATGAACTGTTTATATGTCTATACTCTTTTTTCACTAATTTATGTAATTCTTCTGTATTTGTCAAATTGCCATTATGAACTAAAGCAATACCATAGGGTGTATTTGTATATAATGGATGTGCCTGTTCGGTATTGATTTGTCCCATTGTGCAATATCTTACATGACCTATTCCTATATTTCCTTGTAAATGTTTTATATTATCTGGTGTATAAACATCATTTACTTTACCTAATTGTTTATTCGAATAAAAAATATTATTATTTAATGTCATTATACCGGTTGAATCGCTACCCCTATGTTGTAGCATATTCAATCCATGAATTATATTTGGGCAAACAGGCTCTGTTTTGTTTAATATTCCTATTACACCACACATAGTTGTTTTATTATATAGTATATTAAGTAATATTGAATAGATATTTTACGCATTAGACACTTGGAAAAAATACCCAATCTAAATCTTTACATACTTTTTTCCATATCATATCTTGTTCCAACTGTTTTTCACGGTCTTTCATCATAGGTATATATGGTAAATATTGGGTTTGGTCTAATAATACACATAATTGATGTAGTGTATATGTATAATTAAAGAAATTCGTTCTATTTATTGGACAATGTGTAGCCCACGGTTTTTGTATTTCAATAAATAAAACACATAATGTTTCGTGTAACTCTTCATTCATTATAGGCGGTTTGATACCAAATATAGAATTTATATATTGTATATGTTCAAAGTATTTATTGTATCCTAATTTTCGTAGGATTTCGCGCATTTTATCATAATTAATAAGGGACATATCTTTAATACGCTCTTTTTTAATTCTTGCTCTAATTGCTTCAATGACTTCATCCGGAATTTGTGTAGTTTCTTTTGCTTGAAATTGTGATAAAATCTCTTTGAAATGGTTCAATCTTATATAAGCCGTATATGATACTTCGTTCGGTGGTTCTTTGTTGGTCGGTTTTGAACTATCTATTATATATGTAATAAATTTACCACATTCATTATTATTACATATCAAAATACCTTCTTCATCCTGTGGTATCATTTCACCTTTATGACAGTTTTCGCAAATATCAGATTGAATTACAAAATCTTGAATATTAATAACTTCATTGTTTACATTACGCCAATAATTTTGATAAAGTTTTTTGGATTGATTGTATTTATCACTATTTAAATTGGATGTGTCGTCGTCATTTGCTTTTATTTTAAAGAATGAGTTGAGAATTTTTACATTTTGGTTATTATCTCCTGATGATATCTTCTTTTTTTCTTCGAAATATTTGAATATATACTTGGAATTATCTAATAGATATTTTTTCTTTTGTTGTTTCAATTCTTTTATTTGTAATTGAATGTCTTGTACTTTATCACGGATATCCATATACGCATCTATTTCGTGGTCTTTTAGGTTCGGTATTAATGATTTTAGACGAGTTTTTTCTTCTGTTAATTTAGGTATTATTTCGGTTTCATTTATATAAAATTGGTTTAACAATTCAGTGTGTTTTTCGTCAATGGTATTGGTTTGTTTCTGCGGCGGTTTTTTGGCAATGGATTGGCTCATTTTGTTTTTTGAAATTATATAAATTTTATGGTAAAGTATTTATATAATTTTTTGTGGGGAATATATATTGTTATACAACAGATAAATCGTAAAAATCATTATTTTCGTATATAAATCTAATATATACGAAATATGTCCAATATATCCAATAAAGAAATACCTATACATAATATTCCATTTGAATTTCCCAAAAATATTAAAATGGAAAAAAAGGATTTTCAAAAATTATTGTTTTTATCCAATGTTTTAGACCAAGGTTGGACAATTAAAAAACACAATGATACATACATTTTTACAAAAAAACACGAGAACCGTCGTGAAATCTTCCAAGAAGATTATTTAGAAAAATTTGTATTATCTAATTTTGGTTGTGGAAGTTTATAGAAAATATGATTTTGGTAAAATTCTATTTTTATTTTTATTATGCTGTTATAATTTGCCATTTGTATCCTTTATGTATTTCATTACTAATGGATACTTTTTTTAGTGTAGTATGCGACATTTGAAATTGCAATGTAACATCTGTAATCGATTTGAATTGTTTGATTTCTTTATTTGTAATTGGGTCAATTTGTATAACATATTTGCTATTTTTTTTTATAAATCTTTCTGGTAATGAATTTGTCGATAAATATTCGTCTTGCATTTCTTGAGAACACTTATCAAAAAAGTTCCAATAATGGCCTGATGATATGGAAGATTGTTTAATTGCTCGTGAAATTGTAGAAAATCCAGCCAAATTACGACTTTCTGCTGCATCTCGCTGCGATGCGAATACTTGCATTATCTTTGTTTTTTTTATATCAATCATTGCAATATATTCGATAGATTTATTGCTCGATTTTACAGTCGGTAATGGTATAGGCGTTTCTATTATATCTCTATCTTGTAAAACCCATCGACAATTTTTATATATTGTATTTGCTTTTGATGCTTCTCTTAAGCCAGTATGCGATGAACCGCCGACATTTCTTATAACATCAATTACGCTGTCATATATATTTATTAATTCTAATGTATCTTTATTGTATTGGAATACCTTTGGAGAACGTGTATTGAACCGGCGTTTCACGAAATTGAGTGTGATACCTTCTTCATGGGGTTGTACATCTTCGGTTTCGGTAGATTGTGTATTTTCAATTGTTTCTGTTGTTTCTGTTGTTTCTGTATGTTGTTGTTTTAATTCTGTTTTTTTTTCTAACAATATTGTTTCTTCTTGAATTTTTTTGGTTTCTTGTTGATATTTTTCAATTTCTGTTTTATTTATTTCAATTTCTTTATCAATTAATTTTATTTTGAGTTCTATCATTTCTTTACTGTTCATATCATTATTATTTATTTTAGTTATTTCTTGGTTTATCAAAGCTATTATATTTTTATATTGGTCTTCATTTACAATAAAGGTTTCTCGTGCAATTATACCATCTAATTTTGTAATAGAATAATATAAACTTTTTACACTTTCATTTGAATGTATTATTTTTTCTAATTTAATATAATGTTGTGTTTCAAAAACATCTAATAATATTGGAACAACGCCATAAGTATTTGATATATTTGCCATTCGTTCTTTAATGTTTTGTGTTGAACCTATTTTGATAATAAACTTATCATCAGTTTCATCCTTTAGTTTACAAAAATAAACGACATTTTTATTATGGTACAATTGTAATATCTTATTATGAATTTCTTTTTTTGCTTTTTGATAAATTAATTTCGAATCAATTTCTAATTGTTGTTTCAATTTGTATTCTCCAGTTAAACGAATTTCTTTTAACACTTGTATCATCCACAGTTGAAATTTTTCTGCTATAGGTTTATTGGATCGAGCGAGTAATCTATACAACCCAGCTTCAGTCAAAAACGCTGTTTTTTGAATTCCACCTAGGGAAGCACTTTCGGTTATAACCTTAAAATTATTACCGTAATTAGATAATACTTTGTTAATATTTGTCATTCCTAGTAATAATCCTATTTGTTTTGCTTGGAAAAGAGGATTTTCAATAGTTCCCTGAATATTTATAGGATAATGTTCGTCACACAACGAGAATGCTTTTAGTATGTCCATACTATATATTATATGGAGATAATGTTTTATATATTTTAACGAATAAAAGTTCTCCTAAATATTTAAATAGTTTATGTTATTTTGGAAAATAATATAAAATTTTAATTGTATAATATAATAAAAATGCCCGATTCAAAAAAATCTGAAAAATTTAAGATGGAGCGTATAGCAGTATATGATAAATTAATGGGAATTTTAAATTATGCGGAAAACGAATTTTTTATTTTAAACGAACTTGATAATAATATTGATTTACAAAACCAGATATTAGGTTTAGTTGTTGACATTCGCAAATTTTATTCTGCAAGTGGTTGTAAAGGTTGTAGTGAAAATAGAGTTTCTAAGCGACCGTATATGAGCATTATTCGATATATTTTGAAACAGAACAATAAAACACTATATTCTACTGAAATTTCAATTCCTATAAGTGAACAAAAATATAAAAAAACAAAGAAATATAAGATATTTTAGACGAAGATAAATATAGTGTAATAATTATATTTGTTATAATTATTACCCAAGTGATACAGCATTATAACATTTTTATATGTCAAACTTATCATAAAATAAATGAATTACTTCAATAGTTTTGTTTGTATTATTATTACTCCAATATTCAATTTGATTTTTTAATATATCAAGACGATTATTCCATTCTTTATTATTATCTTTAGTTATAATGAAAATACCATTTTGATTTGCTCTCCAACAAGACTTAATAATTACATTGTTTTTATTAATATAAGAATCTGGATTGAAACGTATAAATATGATTGGTCGATGTCCTATATCTTGTGAAAGTTCCATTAAACGTTTGTTTTCACAACTACAGTCATAATTTATATGTTGGTTTTCATCAACTTCTATAATAATGACTTGATAACCTAAGTCAAGTAATAAATCGGGTCTTCTTCTTGAACAACCATCTTGAATTTTTTTATCTGTAACCCAAGAAAAATTTGGAAAATTGTTTAATACAAAATCTACTACACTCCTTTCTTTGGTTTTATAATTTCGCGTTACTGGTTTATCTGGAAATAAATGAATATAACAAAATAAACAATATCCTTCGTATTTATTTAAACGAGTTTGAGTATTACACCATTCCGATAAACATTTTTTATTGACTACATCTTCCATATTATCTAACTTATGTGAATTGCAAAAAACACCTTTTGTTTCGCCTATAAAATTAAACATAGGTCTTAAATTACAACCTTCGTGATTACATAATTCGTGTTTAATATCTATCATATCGTCTAATTTATGTTGAAAACAATATAGTGGCAATTCACCATCCGCATAATTATATGAAGGACTTGTATTACAACCTTCTTCAATACATTTTCTATGTTTTCCATCAATCATTCCATCCAATTTATGGTTCGAACAAAAACGGCAATGTGTATCATTTTCAAACTTATAACAAGGTGATAAATTACATTCTTCGAATTCACAACGACTATGTTTGATATCTATCATACCCTCTAATTTATGTTTTGAACAAAATCTACCGTTTTTTTCACCTTCAATATTGAATTGTGCAATTATTTTACAATTTGGATTTTCACACCGTTTTCCTGTTACATTTACCATATCATCTAATTTATGAGTGATACAATATAAACCCTTTGTTTCTGTTGGTAAATTATAAATGGGCGTAATATAACATTTTATTCCATTAACTCCTTTGCAACGCTTGGCTGTAAGATTTACCATTCCTTCCAAATAATGTGAATTACAAAATTTCGGTTTTTCATTTGGAAATCCAAATATTGCGCGTTGTCCACTACAAGTTTCATTTTCACAAGTTTTATCAACTACATTTCTCATTCCATCTAATTTATGAGCACTGCAAAATTTACCTTTTTTTTCACCCAAAATATTAAAATACGCCGATTTTCCACATCCATTAGGACATTTATTTACCATTTCTATAATATAGTATGATAAAATAACTTTATGTCATTTAACGCATTAAATAAATCTTTATGCCAAATCGTGAATGTTCTATAAATGTCTAAATATTTCTAAATATGTTTTTTAAAAATTTTAAGCTATTTTTTCAACCTACATAATTGACAAAACCCTTATTAATTATTTTATTATTTGTAATATTGGGACTTATTATGCTTAATATGTAATAATTTATTCTAGTTAAATTAAAATAAATT